CCAGTTTTAGCAGTATCGGTAATAGCGAGTGTATAAACACCAAGCGCCGTTGGTTGAACTAACTTTAATTTTTTTGCTACATAATCAAAAAAATCATTTCCTACAGTTCCGACAACTGTGCCGCTTGCAGTTACAGCAGTAAGACCAAGACCAACAGCCGAATCAGATAACCATAATTTGAATGGTTGAACACCTGTATTAACACCAGGGACTGTTAAACCATCTTTAACGGTTACTTGAATAGTGCAAATATTTGCTGCTCCAGGCGCAATAACAAATGCAACCTGCATGACGGTGTTAACGCCATTCAAGAAAGGCGCATTTCCTGCACCGCTATCTGCTTGTCTAAAACCATTTAAAACATTTTCGCTAGACATAATAGAGCCTTATTTATTTTTAACTTTTACTTTTTCCATTTTATTTTCAATTTCAGGTTCAAGTTTTTTTTCTTCCATTTTCTGACAATAAGAAAATTTAAGAAGTTCAACGCCCACAGAATCAGGGACGTCACATTCTTGACCTTCATTGAAATGTAAAATGGGCTCGGATGCTTTCGTAGCCAATTTACAAGATTGTGTAATTTTTACTTTCATAAATTCCCCTTAAACTACGGGGGCTCAATTAAGAGCCCAACGTATCAATAACAGGAAGAATTTCGGCTTTGTTAATTGCATTAATAACAATGCGAGCACCTGTAGTTACTACAGTGCTAACTTCTTGCACTTGTATATAGCGCAAGGTTCCGAAAATTCCCAATGTTGCTAATATTCCCAATGCTGGAGTAACCGCATTTACAACTGCACCAGCATAAGTACCAATTAGATTTTCAGCAGGAACAACGGTAGCGCCAACCATTGCAGGATCATCAGATTGCAATAAAGTAGGCGTAAAAGTTCCGTCGGTATAAACAGGGCTTGCAAATTCAAACATCACACCCAAATCATACTGAGCAGTATCTAAAATAGAACCGCTAGTAGTGGTATTTGATACAATATTTGCATTCATCACATTAATCGGTCGTAGATTACTTCGTATGTCTCTAACTGGCATTGTAGTATCCTCAATAAAATTGTTGTTGATTAACCAAGTTTTAAAACTTTAATACATTGATAGTTGGTTACGGCGCCGCCAGTACGTTTGGTTGTGTAGAATTTAACGTATGGTTTAGCGGTATACATATCACGTAAAACACGGAATCCAAAACGATCAACAATCGTATAACCAGTTTTGAAATCACCATACGCAACCGATAAAGAATTTGCAGCAGCAGCTTGCATATCATTTGCAAATATCACTTTCTTGCCGAGCAATAATTTTTCATCGCCTTTTGACATAGAATCAACATTTAAAAGATAATGACCGATACCATCTTTTAATGTGATAACTTGTTCAAAAGTAGTACGCTGTAAAAGGAATACTGCATCAGCTTGATAATCTTCTAACAAACTGTTTTGCAATAGTTTCAAGCTATCAGCGGTGATGGTAGATGCAACTCCAGTGCTGATTCTTTCCAATTTACCGCGCTCGTAAATACCCATAACGGTAGGCGTGCTATTTGTCGTCCAAGCATCGTAACTTAAAAATCCTGTTGGTTTTTGTGAGCCATCGCCACGTACAAACGCAAGATTTTCATCACGAGTAACTTTATCGGTTACCTTTCTCATCAACCACGATTCAACGTCAAAACCAGCATCATCAAGCATTTTTTGTGATGCTTTTGGTTGAGCGTAAATTTCATGAACTGGAATGGAAAGTTTTCCGATATTTGGGGTATTGGTTTCACTACGTGTAGCTGTTTCACCTACCCAGCCACCATCTTGCAATTCGTTATCATCGATAATCATTTCTAATACATCAGATGATGTAGAAACGACAGTAGAGATAGCACGCATTGGAGAGGTTTCGAAAATACGCTTAACCATGATATTTGAAAGTTCAGGACGAACCCAGTAACCACCTTGTGGGTCAATACCCGCAACCAATGTCTTGGTTTGCATATCAAGCTCTTCATTGGTAGCGCCAACGAAGGTTTTTTTTGCATATTCACGGCAAACATTTTCAATAGTATCTTGCGGTAAATGATCGCCTTTTCTCAAATAACGAAGATAATCGCCTTTTGATTTTTGATCGGTTTGGTCATTGGAAGCTGAACCAGAAGACATGCGATAAACAACATTCTCCAAAGCTTTTGCTTCTTTTTCAGCAGTTTCTTGCTTTAATTTCATTTCTTGAACTACATTCAATAAATTTGCTGACTCATCAGAAATTTTTTGAATTTGTTCTTTATCAACATATTTTCTATCTGCTACTTCTTGAGCACTTTTAATGAGCCCCAAAGCTTGTTCAACTTTGTTGTTTATCTCTAGCATTTCGGTTGACATCGTTTTCTCCGCTGAGTAATTTAATTACCAGATTAAGGTTGTCTATTACAGACTTATTAACCTGACTATTTGGATTCAAAGCATCGGAAACGTCGCGCCCCTCAATTTCAGAATCTATATTGACCTTCACTTCTTTGCTCACATCACGCAAGCCACTAAAACTTTTAATTTTTGAAATTAAAATCTTTCTATCGTTTTTACTTAATGGCGCTGGATTCTTTAAAAAATTTTCAATATCTTTCATACAACTAAAACTTTCTATCAATCCTTCAGCATTAAGCATTTCCTCCATTTCAATATCATCATTTTTTCCAAATGGCGCGTCCATATCCATTTTTGAGTAGTATTTTTTAACGATATTTTTAATTTTTTCTTGATCGGCATCAGGAATATCTGTGCCGCCACGTGCGCCATTTAATACGCCAGCAATAGAAATAATGGCTTGTGGAATTGCTTGTAACTTTCCATCAATCACATCGGCATAGGGCAATTTATAAGAACCAAATTTATCGTCATTTTCAGAATCAACCCACATAAAAGCTTTTTTGTATTTTGCATTCGGTGCATCTTCTACGTCTGCATATTTTCTGATGCGTTTATCTGCTGCCGCACCATCCCATTTGGTATCGCGTGGCGCCAGTGGCAAATCTTGAAATGGTGTAACGCCTTTAATATCTGTAATTTGTGCGTTTGAATTCATAGGAAATGTTACCGGTGAAAATTCCCAAAGCGTTAAACTTTTTAAATAACGCACGCCGTCTTTAATAGAATAATCGTTTACCGTGAAACCAATACTCATGCTATTGATAGCGCCACACTTTATCAATCCGCCCGCATCATTTGATAACGTAACAAATTTAGGTAACTTTGCTTTTACAAAAAGCCCCTCATCGTCTTCTTTTGCAGATAAACAAAGACCAATCGGGTTGTTTGGGTTATGTTGCCAAAGAACTTTTGGAGTTTGACTCTTTAAGGAATCAATGAACGCGCCTTTTACAACAACATCTTTACCGGAGTCTTCATTTCCAAATGTCGATGCGTATCCCTCGAAATAATAATACTCGCCGTCTTCATCCAGCGAACTCTTTTTAAATTCAAAGTTTTTATATTCAATGGTCATGTTAGGTATTTTTATTAAAAATCATTACCAAATAGAGCAAATAACATTTAGCATACAAAATAGTAAATGTCAAATATTATTCTCCAATCACGACAGCCGAACACCGGCAGTTAATAATGTTCTCTGGAGACCCTGACGGATCGCCTGGATAAGAAAGCGATTCTCCATTTACAATAAACGGTTCATCCAATCCAACTTCTTGTCCATCTGCATCCGCGTGCCATTCGCGCGTGTCATCATCCAAAATAGCAACCCATTCACGCGTTAGTTTTTTAGATGTTGGATCAATAACTAGATTTTGTATTTGATTAGCTTCTACATCCTTTGTTTTTTCAGCTAATGATTGTGTTTCTGTCATCGCAATAATATTAGCTCTTCCGTTTACTCGCTTTGAATAATCCTGTGTCACAAGATTAGCAATTTCACGATGATTAATAGGTTTTCCTTGAGTGACCGCATTAGCAACAATCTTTTGAATTTTATCGTGAAGATCACTTGTTGTCGTATCAATAATTACTCTTGCCTGTTCTTCACTGTGTTTAAGAATATAACCACCCATTTCCTTTTGAATATTTTCATAATGAATTGGATTTCTGATTGCGCCTCTTATTGATTTTGTATCACGCGTCATTTCAATGTAAATATCTCCCGCAAACGCTTTAACAACTTTTCTGTAATGCTTTCTTAAAATTGCAGCCG